AACACCAACACGACCGAACCCTGTGATATTAACATCAGTCAGGTTCAGGTTTTCAACCAGCATTACACGCAGACGCTGTTGACGTGAACGTTCATTTTCACGAGTGTCCTGATGGTAGATAGTACGCATGAAGTTTTCAGCGTGCAGAAGACCATTCGGGCCAGCCATGTGGCTAACTGCCATTTCATCCAGTTCACGCAGGTTGAAGTATTCGCCGTTGAAGCAAGCGGTACCATCAATGATGAGCTGAGGAATGGTGTGGTAAACCGGATCAGTTGCTTTCCATACGGAATCAGTGCTTGATACGTGAGCAGTGAAAGCGTTGTTGGTGATTGCATCAGCCGCAGTCAGAATGGTTTTGATTGCCGCTGCTTTACGATCCGGAGTACCCAGGTCGACGATCAGTTTGGTCAGCGCAGAGTTGATGTTGCCTGGCAGAACCGGAACTGTGAAGATTGCTGATTGCATAATGTGGAAACGAATCCACTGGTTAACTGCATCAATGTCCAGGCTAGCTTTGCTATCCAGTTTGACGGAGTTAGTACCGACGATACGTTGAACGTTGTTATCGCGAACGTATTTGTCCAGACGTGGTTCCAGAGAAGCCAGACTGCCACGAACGCCGCATTTAGGACGACGCAGAACGTCACCGAATGCATAGCGGTTGTTAGAACACATCAGTACAAACAGACCCATCAACCATGGAACGATACCGCCATTCGAGTTCATCTGAGGACCGGCTACTGCGCAATCCAGAGAGATCGATGGACGGTAAGGTTTCCAGCCATCTGGAGTCATACCTTCGTTAAACATTGGGCGACCCTGGGTGCGACGCAGAACGTTAATGTGGTCCTGATAACCGTAAGGAATCAGAGACACGTTAGCGTAAACGCGGCAAACTTCGCGCGGCGCGTTTTCAGGGTTGTTGCTGTTTTGGTTTTGACCGTTGGTGGTGATAACCTGGACTTCCATGTTGGACGGCAACAGAACACCGTTGTCACCCAGCTTGGCAGTTACTGGCAGAATACGCGCATCAGCAGTTTGGTTAGGACCGTACGGGGATTTGTTGTGGAACACGTTAGGCAGTTTCATACCTTTAGAACCGGCTTCGCTCGTCATCTGTGCCATGACGGAAGTTTCCCATTCACGGTCGATGTACTGAGTAATACGTTCTACCAGTTGCTTTTCGTCATTACGAACGTCGAAGTAGCTTTCCAGCGGAACAATGCCGTGGCCGATTTGAACGATGTTCAGATCATGGCCTTGGTTCTGACGCAAAGAATTTTCCAGCGCTACAGTCAAATTGCGACCGATATACGCAGAAGGTGTACGAGGTACAGATACACGTTGCTGATTCGCAGCATACATTTGAACTTCTTCAAAGTCAACGATCTGATCTTTGGAGTGGAACAGGAACGGTGCGAAATAAATCGTACGACCGATTTTGGTCCAGAGCAGCAGGCCAGGCAGCACTGGTGAAATATTAGCATCGATAATGTCCAGGTTCGGTACGATGCCGGCTTTAGCGGTGTTGAGGCGATCAGCTTTACGACCTTCAAACAATTTCTTCAGACTTTCTGCAGACAGGTTGATTTCGCGGATATTACGGCCCGCGAAAGAACTTGAGGTCTGAGTCATCAGTTCCATCATTTCTAACAGATCGTTTGAACCACCAGTTGCTTTGTTTGCACCAGTGTTCTTAACTTGTTCGTCCGCGCCCCAAGAAGTGTTATCGCTATTTACGCCCATTTTAAACTCCATTGTTTTACAATTGTTTGGTTATTTGATATTACATTCGAATGTATTACATATAGATACTATCGCAATTAAATAATATTTATTGTTTATACACTTAAGTAATATAGACTTGAAATATATTTGGGTTCAGCAAAAATACTATGTGAATGGTAAAAATTGCGTACGTCCCCAAATGTCAATGCAGATATCTGCATTAGTTTACATATAATTATACCATATAGTAAATAAATATTTATTTGTTTACAAGGATGCCTTTATGAAATCCCTGTTACTTGATTTAATTAACACTCCCGCACAAACCAAGTCATATCCTTTGATGGGTAATATAAACCGGATTAGCCAATATAACATCGATAAACAGTTCCGTTTTATTTTATCTATGCCTTATAATCAGGAAAACCAAAACGTCTTGGTCGGGTTGTTACAAAACCTCAGTATCGATCCTGAATGGGAATTGGATTACGTAGTTGCTTATAGCCGTTTACGTTCTGGTTCGTTGTGTTCAGCGTTTAATGTTAACAGTCAAAGTAAAAATGCTACTGCTACCAAAAACGTTGTCTATTATAATGGTTGTGACGAAACGTTGTGTCTATTAGAAACAGATAAGGTTTACGATCCCGCAGTAACTTACAGCGACTTAAAACCACTTGTTCCTTTATACACATCATTTGCGCTCTATACTTATAACCCTCCAGTAGAAAGATACAAACAAGAACAACTTAATTTAAAAGACCAATATGCCATCCTCGGATTAAATATCGTCGAACTCGCTATTGGCTGGTGGTTGTTCATGAAAGACCCTGCTTTTGAAGGACTGGGTATTCACGCATATATTGCTAAAGTCGTCACCCCACGGTTTGGAATACTATCTAACGAATTATCTTTGTTTAACGGTGTGTGCGACTACTACGTCAATCAATCAAGTAACACTGACTTATTGCTTACCGAATCTGTTGTGTTCAACACCATGTCTTACATGGACGGTATTAGTAAGTATGTGAGTTATCTGATTGATGCTTTAAAGAACGCTCCGTTAAAATCCCATCTGCATTTGTATCCTTACTTTGAAGGTCGTTTAATCCCTCATTTATCTTTTTTGTTTAATACTGATGTTTATAAAGGAAAGTATTACGAAAATGTTATTTGGTGTTTAGAAGCAAGTGCAATTAAGTATTTGTCTTTGTACTTCGCTATCATCAATGATCAAGGTAAGAAATCTGATGGGGAACGTTCTATGTGTTTACAAACGATTCCTTTAATAACTAATCGTTATAACCACATTAAGAATGTCGCATTACGTGAACATCTATTAAAGCAATTAGATCAATTATTTAATTTAGCCAAAATCAATTAACTACTAACTAAGGGGCTTACGCCCCTTAGTTAGGTATTAGTGTTCGTCTGACACCAAACGTGTTATGTTTTTGTTCATCATATAAAGACCAGCAGATTCCAACACCGCATACACGGATTTCAAGTTCTGTTTTACAATTCGTCTAATATCAGTACCCTTAATAATTTCAGTAGGGATAGTTTTGATAGATAACAAATTATCAACCGGAACATAAAACGTTGTAAGCTTATCTTTACCTATTGATTCTAAGTGTGATTTTAAACGTTGTGATATTTCTGAGTCGCCTAATGATTCTAAATAATCATTCAAACGAGATTTGCTAGTTATATCCGTATTTACTTTAACGCCCACATAAGGAATTGGTGGAGCCACACCGTATTTGTCAGCAAACACTTTTTCCCATAACACGTGGTACTGATAAACAGATATTTCTGGATCACTGTAAACATCTGCAGGTTTGATAGTCGATTTACTTAACCAACTCCAGTCACCTACAGCTATCCCATCAATGATTAATCGTTCTAGTTCTGCAACGTTGTGCAACAGAATAGAAGGATCCATTTTGGTTTTGTAATAAATGGCATCTAAGATATCACGCATGAGTTTGTGCGCAAAGTCTTTGATCATAATTGCCACTTTAGAAGAACGTAAGTGAACACCCTTGATTTCCATCTTAGGCTTGGAGTTAATCACACCTTCTTGAATCAATTGAGTCGCATAATAGTGTTTTGACATCGGAGTAGTAACATATGAACCGAATAAGTATTCGTTCTTCATATTTAAGTTATACAAGTTCGCGTCAGACACATTCATGTTTTTACTTAACTGAGCGTGCTGATGTACCGCCATCATACGGATGAAGTAAGTCAATACGCCATTAAGTTTAATCATTTGATCTGGGTCGTTACCATAAAGGTCGGTAACGTCATCCGCACTATAAATGGATGAGTCGGTATCAGATGTCAATACTGCTTCACGAACCATTTCAGTAACACTATAAACGTCATTGATAGCAGTCTTAGTTTTAAAGAATACTTCAATGAAATCATACCATTTCTTTTCAACTTCTAAATGGATTGCGTTTAATGCGTTGATTTCTGCTTTAGATGGGTCATTACCTAATTTGGTAATACACAATGTGTAATAGTCACCATTGGCTGGCGCCGGATAATCTTCGGCTTTAGCATCTTTAGACAACTTAGGCATTTGCATCCAGTCGTCTAAATACGCTTTAATAACCGGTCGGTTAGTTGAGAACAAACCAGTCAAGTCACCAATACACAAGATCGCAGTTAATTCATCAGGTCGCAACATATTTACAAACGATTCAATCTTTTCGTATTGATCTTTGTTTGTAGAATAATAGTTAGTGCAACGTTTAACCATTGCCATAACGTGTTCAGCTGTTGCATGAACCATGTTAAGTTTTTGCATGACTTCATTTAACTTAACAAAGTTTGTCGATTTCAATACCGATATAAAGTGTTGTATCGTTTTCTTATAGTTGATAAACAATCGGTTACCGTTAAGTAAACGTTCATTCATCAAGTTAACTGTGGACGTTACCGTACGACAAATACTCGTTAACGATGTATGTCCGGACTTATTACGGATTGGTGTACCGTTTGACGACATTGCTCCTGATTGAGCATTGTTAAAGATCTTTAAAGCGTTCTGTACTTCGTTAAAGGTTTTGTAACCATAGTCGTCATGTGCGATACTGGCTTCTTTACGTAACCCTTTATACTTCTTGCGATCTCCAATCCATTTCTTGGTACCAATCGCATTTACAGAAGGTTTTTCATCATAGTTGGTATACCCAACAAACGATGGAGATAAATGCAAATTCTTTTCTTGCACTTCCTCGAAGAATTGACTTGCCGGTTTAATTTCTACTACACGATCACCATATTTGTTCTTTTCTAATACCTGAAATTTAATTTCTTTAAAGCCATTTTTGCCAGGTTCAAAAACTTTCTTTACCCAAGGTAGAAGATCAGCTTCTGATTTATTATAAATCTTAGAAAAGAAATAAGCGATTTGCGAATGATAGAAATTTCTGAAGTCTCGGTTAGCTGTGTACTTTGCGTCAATAAAAGGATTAACAAGTGTAGACACGTTATACCTCAGAAATGAAAAAAAAAGAAATAAGTTAATGTACAGTTCCCTATTATGGGAACTGTAGCATTTTTATAATTAGGATGGGGAGGTATCTTTACTAAAGAAGGAAGCACCTAAGTTATTAAGTGTGTTTTCAATAGTTGGGCGCATGTATTCTTGGAAGTTGGTGATCACATACGTCTCTTGTTTATTCTGGATGGATTTCCAGGTAGATTCCAGCACCCACGGAATACCTACAACCTTTTGATTACCATTTGCATCAGCATACGCAAAGTAATCGTATTTGGCCGGGTTATCAATGTTGTCAACTTTATCTTTAAAGTACTGATAAAAGTTGGCGTGCTTAGAATTGATATCAGGTGATATTTGAACCGCTAATGCGTAATCCATCACACCTGATGTCAGTGTTACCCCAGTGCGTTTACCGCCATCAATGGTATCGTTGACCAAAGAAAAGTCAACGGTATCACCTTTGGTAATCGTAATCGTCATACATTCATCTCATAGGTTATTAACGGCAACGTATAATCAAAACCGTTAAGATGGAAAACGAAAGGTGTGTTTAATGAAAGTCGGGCATGAACAGAATGTTTTTTGTTCAGCATGACTATTGCACCTTCCATGATAGTTTCGTAAAGCGGAGTCACGATACCTTCAGTTTCTGCCAGTTCAATAGATGTACT